GTGCGGTGATCTTGGTGAACTCGGCCTCGCCATAGGCACCGGTCTTAGTGAGTTTCGCCAGATTTTCGCGCTGCTTTGCCAATTCCTGCGTGGTGGTCGCGCCCTTCGACAACGACTTCTCCAGCGCTTCCATCTCTTTCATCAAGTCGACGGCGGACTGCTCCGCTCGATCGCCGGCCTTGGTCATCTTGTCGAGTTCGACAGTGGCCCGGGCGGTGTCAGCTGAGTCAATCTTGATGCCCAGTTCTGCGATGTTCATCGACTCACCTTGAATAAGTGCCCGTCTTCACGGGCTGTTGTCGCGGGCTTCAGCCATGACGGCGATGGCTTCCGATTCCATCACGCGAATGTCCTGAAACACGCTGGGTCGATCCTTCGAGGGAACACCAACGAGCCTCATGACATTGGGCAGAACGCCGTAATCGAGCCCGGTTGCGCCGCATGCGCCTGTGCGCCACTGAGTCCCCATCGAATCCATGACGAGGAACGACTTCCAGTTGTCCGGCCAGACCTCGACAGTTTCGTCGTAGTCCTCTGGTGAAAAGCCGAACAGAGCCATTTGCTCGGCGGATCCGTCAGACTCATAGAGCGCACGAGCAGCGGCGATTAGTTTCCCAAACGAGCCTTGCTGAAGGCTTCGCTGTAGGCCTTCACGACAGCATCCGAGACGCCGATGCAGCTCTTCACCAAAGCGGTGATCGACTCGTCGTTGAGCTTGTCATTGAAGCCCCATGCCACGACCAGGTCCTTGATCTGCTCGACACCCTGCTCCACTTCCGCTGCGGTGACTTCGGTGAGAGTTGGCTGGGTATCTTTGAAGCGCTCACCCAAGGCTTCGGCTTTCTCCTTCCAGGCGTCGAACAATTCGGCCAGGGCTGTGCGGTCGCGATACTTGAAGGTGAACGGAACCATTGCGGGTTTGCCGCCCACCTGAGGGATGGCCACATCGACGGTGAACGTCGGCTTCGGCGCGATGGAAAACTTTGCCATGGGAACCCCTTAGGCGTTGTAGCGAGTTGGGCGGGAGGCGAACGACAGAGTGATGGTCCGCGTCATGATGTTGTTGCGGCTCAGTGTCGGGGTCGCAGTGATCGACACATACGCGTAGTAGTAGATGGTCGCGCCGCCAGGAAGGTTTGCGCGAACCAATCGCGGCTCCTTGTCTTCATCGGCGGCTTCCACAACTGCGACGTATGCCTGAGCAGGGTCATCCGCTACTGGCAGCGTCATGCTGCTGGCCGACTTGGTGGTCGGCAGTTGGCGATCATCGTCGTCTTCGAGGAAGCCGTAAGTCAGAAATTGCTGCTCACCGCCGTTGGCAGTCGGCTCGGTGATCTGAGAAATTTGGGTCCAGCCGGACGCAGCACGAACCGATCCCGCACCGGAGCCTGCCGGATAGTTTTTGACGCTGGTGGTATCCACGCCCTCGGCCGAGAAGTCGCCCACATCGGAATCAATCACTCGCGCAGGACGGCCGTTCAGCTTCGCCCACGCCGAATCAATGACGATCACGTCGCCATTGGCCAGGCCGTGCGCGGCAGCGGTCAGCACTGCGGGCTTGGCGTTGGAGATGGCAGTGAACGCTTTCGCCGTGCTCAGGGTGGCAGCGATCTCGAACGTGGTGCCGTTGGGAATTTTGACGCTCATGGGTTTTCCTCTTTGCAGAAATGACAAAACCCGCGCAGTGGCGGGTTCTGGGTTGCCCAATGGGCGGATTAGTTTGTGTCGGCTCGGTATTGAAAAGAGACCGGTACAGTGAAGGTCGTGTCGTCTGGAATTCCAGGGCCGGGGTCGACTGGTGTCATGGTGACTACGGTCAGCGCGCCTTTCGTGTTTCGCTCATACAGCGGGAACAAGGCGGCGATCTGATCAGCCAGTGCACCGGCTGCGCCGCGGTACTTCCCCGATGGCGTCACGATGCTGACCTGAAACACACCGGAGTACAGCTTGTGATCACCGCCAAGCGTGTTGCTCGCGGTGTCCGCCGGTAGCGTGAACGCTTTCAGGTAAGTGGCGCCGTCAACTGGCGTGTAGGCCTCGTTCTCGACGACGACTTTCAGCGGTACCGGCAATGCTTTCGCCCAGTTGATCAGCTTGGCCTCGTAGATTGAGGCAATGATGTTGTGGCTCATACCTGGTTGTTCCTGATGGCCTCCTGCACGATCTGCTGGAAGCGGGCCACGGTGATGCGGACCATGCCGCTGGGGGCTTGGGTTGAATGCCCGAACTCGAGCGGGATGGCGTACGGCAGGTTGTTGATGAGATAAGCAGTCTGTCCGGCGGTGAAGTCGCTGACAGCCGAAACCAATGCAGCAATTGTTGCTTGCCCGCCTGGATCAACCTCGTCAAAGGTCACGTTCTCCACTACATCGATCGAAAGATGCCAATTCGCCCGGAACCGCCCGCCGACATAGCCCTGAGGGGCAACGATGTCCATGCCATCGTTCAGTTTGCGCCCAGGCTTCAGCCGCCCCGCCTTTGTCAGGTTGGCCGGATCGCTGCGCAGGCTGCTGTTGTGGTCGTCCACGGCCTTGTTGTACTGGCGAGCTACGGTGTTCTGCGCCCATATCTCGGGATTCCCCACCGGCGACATGCGGATGACGCTGCTGCCGACCTCGATGATGATCTCGCGCAGACTTGCGTCGATGGCTTCCGTCGCTTGGGCTGCAAACTCGGCAAGGCTCAAGGCGAAGCTGCCGGACTGGCCGGCACCGGCGCGACTCATGACCGCACCTGCAGCTCGTACAGAATCGGCGCGCCGGCGGGGTTAATCTCTTTCAGCGGTGGAACGATTGACCAGGTGCGCCCTTGGACAATGACCTTGTTCAACAGGTCCGGCACCCACTCAAGCCCCTGCGCGGCGATCTTGAGCTTCTTGTCGCCCTGCTTGATGAGGCTGTTGTTCTGGAATTCTTGACCGGTGAAGTCGAGCAGGATGCCTTGAGCGGTCTGCTCAATGACGGTGCTGGTCGGTGCCGTTCCGGTGTCCGGATCGTACTCGCCGACAGTAATCGCCCGGATGGTCACGGGCTGGCCGAACTCTGTGATCATCTCCAGAGCCATCACGGCCATTTCGTCGTAAAAGGCCATGAACACCTCATAAAAAAAGCCCGCATAAGGCGGGCTTCATTGGTGGAAAACTTACGCGCTAGCGAGTGTCACCTTAGCGAACCCACGCTTTTTCAGCTCTTCAATGATTTCCTCGACAGAGGCTTCGCCGAGGGCAATCTCAGTGAAGTCGTCTTGGATGATTGCCTCGAGCTCACTTTCATTTACCTGAGGGAAAAGGGCTTTATTCAGTTTCGCCCAAGTGCTCATCTCAGGACTATGCATCCCACGCTCGTAACGACCAGCCATCACGTTTGAGATGTCGGCGGCGATGGATAGCTCTGCTTGGGTCATGCCAGCTGCTTTGCGAGCATTACGAAGTGCTTCAGGAAAGGTCTTGTGCTTAGGATTAGGTAGCATGGATGATTCCTCGTTGGTTTGTGCGAGCATAATGCATCACCAATGAGTAGCATACAAGTATTATTTGTATCATTTGAGAATCTTTTTAGATCACGCCCTGGTCGCAAACAGACCGCGCTTCTGCAAGTAATCCGCAAACTGCGTAGCGCTCGGTCTATCCGGCGCTGCCGGCAACAGTCGTCCGCTGGTGTTGGAAATCGTCGCGTACTCGCGGGTTACCGCACCTTCAACCCGTTCCAGCGTCACAGCGCCTTTGCGTTTGTCGATCGGGTCGATGTCGTCGGCATGGATCTCGGCAGCCAAGGCCATCTGACCGTATTGGATACGCGCAGGGAGGTAGTTGTCGGGCTTGATCTGGTAGTCCAGTTCAACGCCCCTGCGCGGCCAGGCCAATGCCTGATCGCTATCCGTCTTGCGCCCCTTCCAAGTCATGCCATCCATCGCCAAGGCGGACCGACGAAGCAGTGCTTCTTGCGCGGGCTCGTCCGCAGGAATGGTCACCCCGAACTTTACGGCGTACATAACCAGATCTGCGGCGCTCGCGTAGCTTTCGGCGTCCGGCTTGCCGGTGCCGTCCTCGATGATGAGTGTCATGGATCAACTCGCTGGATTGAGTTTTGAATGATTGGCCGCCGGGTTACCGGCAGCCAGCAGTATCACGCCTTGGGCAGGTCGGCGACGAGCTTTTCCAAGGATTCTTTCGACGCATTCGCGCGGTACGAAACGCCTGCCAAATCGAGTGCAGCTTTCAGGGCTTCGACTTCCTTCCCTTCGCCAGCCTTCAGCTCTGCAAGCTCGTTGAGCAGCTTCTCGTTTTCCGCTGCAAGATCGTCACGCACACCGGCCAGATCGAGCATCTGAAGGCGGATGCTGTCGAGCGCGTGAAATAGGCGTATTGCGAGCTCACCGGCTTCCGGCTTTTCAATCTCACCGGCATCGAGCCCATCGATTACAGCTCGGACCATATCGCTTTCGATGCGCAGCTTGCCGATCAGCTCTTGCAGTTCAGCCTTGTTATCAGCGGTATCCACAACTAGCACTTGACGCAGCTCAGCTTCCTTCAGCGTCACTTCGACACCGACATTCTCGTAGGCTTCAACCACACTCGCCCAATCGCCAACCACAACAACACCAGTTACGCCCGCTTCTGGTCGGTCGAAGTGCTCCGGATTGCGATAGCGCTTATCTGGGTCAAAGCCAGAGCTTTGAGTGGAATAAATGAGTTCCATGGATCTCTCCGCAGCGGCCATTGCTGACCGCTGTCATGGGTGGGCCTTAAGGCGTGGTCGTCAGGGTAATCATCACGCCGGCAGTGACCTTGTCGCTGTCGGAGTGCTTGACCCAGTTCGCCGCTGAACCTACGGCTGCCAAGGTTGGGTTCGCGCCGCCGACGGCGTCCTTCCAGCTGTAACCCAGCACGTCAATATTGACAGTGCCTTCGGCGCGGTAGCCGATACCGAGGTTTTCCTCGTCGTCCACGTTGTACGAGCGGAAGCCTGGGGCCTGCGATTCGGTGATCACCACGGCATTCGGCAGCAGGCCGAAGATCACGTCTGCCGGAGCGGTATCGGTTACCAGTACTGGTTTGCCCAGGGTGCCCGGGAGGCCGCCGTAAATCACGACGCCGGCTTCTTCGTAGACCTTGTTGGCAATGGCCTCGTCGACGATGTCGAAGTAAGCGCTGGAGTGCATGACCCACAGCGCAATGCGGCCGAACTTGTCACCGAACTTGCGCATGCCGCGGGTCAGGGTTTTCTTGCCGTCGGTTTCGATATTGGCGGTGACCTCCATGCCGGCGTTGGAGCTGATCGCAGCACGCAGCGCCGCAGTGGCGTATTGAATGAAGCCTTCCAGGGTAGCGTCGGCCACGTCGGCGCCAATGATCTGGGAGAACTCATCAACCGGACGACCGCGGCGCTTGAACGCTTCTTCGGTGGTTTGGTACGGGCCGTACTTCCACGGTGCTTTGACGCCGACAGCCTCGCCGGCACCGATCTTCTTCGCGGTCACCTTGCCAACAGAGTTGACGTCGCGATGCTCCAGCGAGCCGCCGATCTTGTAGAACGAACGCTTGCGGAAGTCGCCTTCGATCAGTTCGTTGTCGAGAACGATCGCGCCGTTGGACGAAGCGTTGAACACATCGAGGTTGTCCTGGACGTGCTCCAGGTATGCGGTTTGCGCTTCATCGTTGTAGATGATCAGGTCGCTGTTAACGGTTGTAGCCATGGGTGAATCCCCTTACTTTGGCAATGCGAGGTATGCGGTTTGGCCGTGCTTGCGCTGGAAATCGCGCTTTTGCTCGGAGGTCATTTCGGAGCGTTTGAATGCAGCCTGGCCGCCACCCCCGCCCGGGGCTTGTGTCCCTGAAGCCCTTGGCCACAGGTGAGGTGCGCTTTCGCGCAGTGATTCCGCCCATTCGAGCGGAGTCAGAGGGGTCTTGCCGTCTTTGCCAAGGATGGTCTGGCCAGACTCATCGACGGCAACCGCTTCCCCCTCGTCATTCAGTGAGAACACGCCCTTGGCGCGCAGGATGATGTCGTCGGTTGCTTCCGGCAGCGCGCCGGCTTTCAGTGCTGCACCGCGCACTGAGTCGCCTAGGACCTTGCCCTGGAACTTGGCGGCAAACGCCTCAGCCTTCTCGGCGCGACCAGTTACGGTCTTCAGCTGCTTGTCGTAGTCGCCACGCAGACGCTCAGTGCGCCGGTTGAAGACTTCGTCCACCTTGCCCTCTGTCAGCAGCTTGGTTTCTTCGTCTTGCCCTGCCTTGGTAAGCAGGCCGCGCACCGCGTCGATGTCCAAGCCTTCAAACTGACCTTTCAGCTTGTCCAGCTCGCTTTTGACGGTCTTGTTGGAGCCGATGAGCTCCTGATTTTTGGACTTGAGGCCGGTCACCTCGCTATCCAGATACTTTTGCACCTCGCCGCCCAGAGCGGTTTTCAGCGCAGAAACCTGTGTTTCGTCGAGGTTAAGGCCATGAGCGGCCGGGTCAAAGTCGAAAGGCATGATGGTATCCCCTGGGGATTGATTGGCCCGCCTGGCGGGCAGAAAAAAGCCCCACAGAGGCAGGGCTAGTAAACCGTGGCTGCGTCAGCCGGCGTTGGTTGAATAGGAGCGAATAGTGGCAAAATGCCGACGTTATTAAACGAACGGGTTATGAAATGAACTTCGAAACGATCAAAGCTTTCGCGCGAAAGGGATACGTCCAAGCTGGACTAGTCATTACTCTGCTCTCAGGTCTCGCGTCGATATACGCCGTGCTTCATGAATCAGGTCCTAAGTACAACCCAGCCTTTCTCGGACGCTGGGAAAGCAGCTACCAACATCCAGTTCCGGGCGGGACTGTCGCCTTCAACGGCATCACTGAATACTTCCGTAACGGGAGATACAACGTGAACGGAACCCTCAAATTCTCAGGCGGCGCTGCCGACAAGCCGTTTTCTGCTGTGGTCCTCGCAAAAGGCTCAGGCACCTGGACGGCTGACGACGAGTTCCTGACCTTTACATTGACAGGCTTACGCACTGAGCCATCGAGCTTTAAAAGCGGCGAGCTAGAGATGCCGATTCCACTTCTGGAGAAGCTGAGCGGATATTCACTCCCTGACATGAATAAGCAATATGTTCCTGGTAGTTCAGATGAGTACAAGATCGTGTCCCTAGAGCACCAACGGATCGAGCTCCAAGGAAAGGACCCATTCGACAATCCATTTACAGTGGTCAGCTCTAGACCTCAGTGAGCCACGCCGGCAGGCTAGAAAATGCCTGCTTGCTCAAAAGCCAGTGGCTCCAAGGTCTTCATCTGTACCAAGGTCAATGGCGCGAAGTTGCGATCAAGCTGCAGCTCGGCGAAGCGCTCGACGCTCAGACCGCCCTCACGGAACAACTTCGCCCGTACCGGCCCGATCGCCACGTCCTGGAACGAAACCGGTTGCTGCTGAAGCCAGTGGTAATAGTCGAGGCTTGCGCTGACCTGGCCGGCGCCCTCCGCACCGATCGACGCCCGCGTAGCCCCCCTGGCGAACATCTCGCTGAGCTTAGTCAGCAGAATGAACGTGGTGCGGCAGTTCGGGTGGAACGGCGGCCTTGGCCCAGAGGTTACAGGGAAGCGCCGCTTATCCATCGAGCGACATTGCTGGCTGGTCTTACTGTCCAGCGTGGCAACCATTTCGACCTCGGACACGATGTCCGTATTGGCCTTGGCCACCTCCATGCGTGCCTGTGATGACACATGCTGAATCGCGGTATGCACGACCGTGCTCGCGTTGCGACTGGTCGTTGCCAGGACGCCGTCTTTGTACCCCGCCGCTTTCGTGCCGCGAATGTTGCGGATGATCTGAAAGTTCGTTTGACCTTCGAAGAAACCCTGCCGAATCGTGCCGGTGACGCGCTCTCGTTCGGCAGTGGTCCACCCCTTGATGAACGACTTCAGAAGCTTCCCGCTGCCGGTACCGCGCACGCTGAGTGGATTGGTCAGCACCGCCGTGCGGATCGCCGCAGCCGTCGGTGCTACCACGTCGAGAGACACGCCAACTGGCGCCGACCTGGCCAAGCTCGTAGCCTCGAACTCGGCTTCATAGTTCGCAATGTCGATCAGGTCGAGGTTCAGTTGCACGCTGTAGCGGTCGAAGATACCCAGCAGTAGGCTGTCGACCTCCTTCAGCAGCGCTTCAAGCCGTTTGACATTGTACTCGGTCAGGTCCGACTGGGTGAGTCGGTCGCGAATCGAGCGGTCAATCTCCTTGAAGAAAGGCGCGAACTTGCCGACCTCCCCCGCCTTCAGCTTTTCGAGGAAGACCGCGTGCCGGATCGTGGCGTCAAGGATTGCTTGGTTTGCCGCCATTTGGTGTTACCTCATCATCCAGGCCTAGGCCGTCGCCCTGCTCTTGAAGCTCGCCGTCGATCTGCTGGTCTGTGCGTTCCGGTGCAATCAAGCCCAGCTTGCGCAAATAAGCCCGCAGATCTGCCTTCGCGAAGCCGCCGTTCTGCCACAGACCAACCAAGGCTGTGATCATCTGCGGATCAGCCGTCAGCTCGACGAACTCTTGATTGACTTGGTACGCGACCTTGTCGGTGACGCCCATGTACTGGCCGCACCACATGATCGCCCGGGTATAGGCCTCGCTGACGTTCGCCACGCAGCCGGCCAGCACCGATGTCGACGCAGACTGATCGCCGCGAGACTCGGTAGCCGTTTTGGCAGCCAGTGACGCAACAACCATTCGGGCGCCCAGCTCGATCATCATCTGGTTCTTGTCGGCCATTGCCTCTTTGACCAGGGTGTTCGGCGATGGCTGTGCGTAACCAAAGGCGCCGCCTGCGGGAAGCAGCATTGGCGCCCGGGAGCCGACGTAAACGCCGTTTTTCTCCATATGGTCGCGCCACTGCTCATCCAGGCCGGAGATCCAAGGCTGAGCCTGGCCGCACCAGAAGACGCTGTCTTCGTAGTCAGCGCTGTTGCGGTAATGCCCCAGGTTGATCATTGCGATGTCGTACAGCGGTGACTCGTCGATTGTTGGATCGTTGTTCTGTGCACCAACGAATGTGAACGGGATTTCCTTTAGGCGCCCGGTAATGCCTTCTGGTGTGAACGTGTCCGTGACCTCAAGTGGTCCGCCACCTCTTGGCCCGGACCGGCGCCAAACACGACAAATAAAGCCGTCTGGCTCAAGAGCAAGCTCGCGGAACTGCTCAACCACCTTAAAGCCGAACCCATCCTGGATCTCAGGCATCTCGCGCAGCACGACCAACGTCAGCACGTTATGACCATTCACCATGCCAGTGCGCCAGTTGATGATGTCCTCGGCGCAGTACGACAGGATCACTGAGTGACCACCAGCACCATCATCTTGGTGGTAGTCGACGTACAAACCGTGACGCCCTGCCTCAAGCACCTTTTCAAGTGTGCCTTGTGAGTGCTGGTAGATGCTCACACCAGAGCCATTTGCATTGTCCTGCAAGTATTCGAGCTTCTTCGGTACATCGAGCGTCGGGTCTTTGTGGAAGGCAAGGCCCAGCAAGCCGTTGCGTGTGTGTCCGGTAGCGTTCTTGAATACGGCACGCTCACGGTAGGCCTTGTTTCGGTCGGTGTTCTCCGGCGACTTGTCGTGTGCGTTGATGTACGGCAACCGAGAAACCACCCGGTGCTGGCCTGCACAGACGTCGCGCACGGTCGCCCAGCGCTCCAGCGCTTCGATGTAGTCCGCCCGCTTGAAGGAGACGTCGTTGCTCATCGGGCGAATCCCATTTTGATTGCGGTGACCGGCTTGATGATCGGGTACTCGCGGTGAATGAAGTAACCGCCGCCGTCGTTGGCGTGGTCGTTGCCCTGGCTCTTGTCCGGCTCGCCGTTGGGCGCCCAGATTTGCTGCTCAAGGCCGTCGGCGTAAGTCGGGCATGTGAACGGGTTGACCAGGTAACGCCGCTCGCGCTGTGCATTGCAGAACATGGCGTTCATGGCGTTGATCCGGTCCTTCACGGGCGGGTTGGCCGCCGGCGCGATGACCGTGAATCCTGCCTGCTTGAGCATGGCGATATCGGTGACGCTGGCGTTGACCGACTTTCGCGAATCACCGGAGGCGTCGGGGTAGATCCGGATCTCGCAGGTCTTCTTGAAGTCGTTGCCGTTGTGCTCCCAGTAGCGTTCCTTGATGCGTCGGATCATGTCCGGCGTGTCGTAGCCATCCATCAGTTCGTCCACTGCCCGGGGCAGCCCCTGGTCTCGCTTGACGTGGGTCACTGCCGCCATCTTGCCGACGTTGAAGTCCATGCCGATGAACAGCGGCTCACCCGGTTGCACTGTGTCGAAGCATTGGTTCAGCTTGCGGTCGTATGCGTGGTAGATCGATCCCGACGTCAGGTTGACGAACTGGCCATTCAGGTAGGCGCGAATCAACTCGTCTGGCAAGTTCAACTCGTTGTCGAAGGTGCTGGCTTGCACCAAGCCATACATCTCGTTGAGCGCCGGCTTGTCGCGCAGCTGCTTCACGAACTGAAGGAAGACGAACTTGAAGCCTTCCGGCGTGGTGGTCACGTCGACGCCGTTCTTCAGCCCGGGCAGGTTGTAACGCATCCGGGCAATAATCTTGCGCCAGGCCTGCTGAGCCTTGATCGACGTCAACACGTCGAGCTCATCCACCAGTGCATGGCCGATCTTGAAGCCAACGATGGTCTGCGGCTTCTCCATCGATCGGCAAATCACAGTGCCGCGATACTGCCGGCCGCTGTAGATGTGAACCTCATGGTTCGCCTGGTTGATCTTGGTCTTCAGCCCCCAGTCATAGGCTACCTCTTCCACCGTTGGGTAGAAGATGTCTCGGATCTGCGGGTAAGTCGGTGCGAAGTAACCCGCGTTGACGCCAGGCCACTCCATGAAGTGCTTGCACAGCGCCGAGCATCCAACCCAGGTCTTCCCTGAGCCGAAGCCAGCAACGAATGCGCGGAATTTGTGGGGTAGCGTGAGGAACTGAGACTGCGGAACGTTAAGGCTTGGCATTCGGCTTCCTCGCATCCACCACGTCGACCTGAATGCGGGTCGGGATTGCCGGCTCGTCGTCAGGCTCATCCTTCCGGTTCCGATTGACGTACATGTCACCGGTTTCTTTCGCGGCCTGCTCCAAGATCTGCATGGCCAGGCCGATGTTCTTCATCGTCTCGGCCTTCTCCACGAAGCGGTTCATGGCGCGGAGGCGGAACGCTCGGTTGGCAATTGGGATCTCTGCCGTCTCTTCGCGGAAACGCTTACGGGTGTCGTGGAACAGGGTTTGCCACTTCAACGCCAGACCCTTGCCTGACGTCTTGGTCGGGTCGTGCGTCTCCACTTGTTGGCGGGTCAACACAACACCAAATTCGTTCTTGACGGACTCGACCACCTGAGACGGTGTGTCGAAGCACGCCAGAGCCTGAACGATGAAGCTCTTCACCTCATTTTTCAGGACTGCCATAAGTTCTCATCCGTCCAGAGCCTGTCCAGAATCAGGCCGACTTGAGCAGACAGGTTCCGCAGGCCCTCGATATGTTCAATTTCCCTACCTCAGCAGGTTTGTTTGCAGCATCCACCAATGCCTGAACGTCAGGGCTCGCACCATAGCGGCGCACCACACCGACGAACTCTTCGACGTCGTGGCCGCGCAGCTTCAGCTTGGGGGCGCCTTCTTTGGTGAAGGCTGGTTGGCCGTACTTATCAGTCGCCTGAGCGATGTGGTACAGCTCGTGTTCGATGAGGGCGCAGAAGTCAGCGTCGGAACACTGGGCGCAGTAATCGGCAGCCAGGGTGATGATGAAGGTCGGCACATCGCCGAACCAGTCACGCATCTGCTGTTCCATCCGGGCTTTCTGCCAGCCACCGGCGCGGAACGCTACCTGCTCGGCCTGGCCAAGGACGGTGCGACCTTGCTTCTCAAAGCTCGACGATGCCCACATGATCCGGATGTCCGCATCCAGTAGATGGACATGGTCTTCGTTGTGAATGCTGCCGGTGTCGGCAAGGATTTCAGATTGGAGCCATTCCCACACCTCTGGGGCTGGAATAAGGCGGATGCCGAAGTCGGAAACCTCAGAATTATCGACCAAAAGGTGTGGCGGCTTCGGTCGAACCATTATTAGCCGCTCCAACTAAAAGCCCCGCACTTGGCGGGGCTCAATTGACTTTTTGTTAGCTTCGCCCGCGATACGCTTCGTCTACCTGCTTGAGAGTAGCTACATCGAAAACGTCTTGATACTTTGTCTTTCCATCGAACCAGACGCATAGCGCCCCGTCTTCGATACCCTTCATTTCAAAGTTTCCGAGGGTCTGCACGGTCATGCCTGGCCCGCCGCTTTTCAACTCAACAATATCACCCTTCTCAAAAGCCATAACCATCTCCTTGTTTGGGGAGGCTGGATAGTGCATCGAAAAATCTGCATCAACAAGTGAGCGATGTCAGCACAAAGCGCACTCCTCAATGATCCGACGCGCTATCGGCTCACCATAATGCTGGTCTGCACCTGGGCGTGCCCGTGCAAGACGGATACGACCAGGCCTTGAGGCAGACCGGCCGCCTTGGCTGCATCAATCGCTTTGGCGATGACGCTATCCAGATTGGCGACGGCCTTGCTGATGTCTGGGGTCATCGGTAGAGCATGGCGAAAGCGCGTTATGTTGCTCATACACTCTCCAATGTCGCGACACAATTTGCTGATTCGCGAAACGTGTCGCGAACTAGATTTCGTCAGCCTTTCTTTCAGCCCAGCGCTTGCCGAGCTGACGGGCCTGCTCAACACCGAGCACGCCAATGAAGCCCGCCGTTGCGAATGACCAGGCAATGCTGAAGCCGAACTCTTTCACCGTCAGGCCAACCACCATGACGATCAGCGCACCGAGCGCCGCCTCGATCAATTGACGCAAAGGTTTCGTCTCTTTGCCATCGTACTGAATGCGGAGCCATGTCAGGGCGAAGGTCAGCCCCATGGCTAAGCCGTTCTCTCTCAGGGCGGTCAGTACCAACACCCAGAACGACGGGTCTTTTTCTGGCATGTGTGGCATCTCAGGTTCCTCCCCGATCAGGGAGCTATAAACGAAAAAGCCCCAGCAGATGCTGAGGCCAGAAATAGGTGCGCGTGTCTTTCCACGCCTGTCCGCCGAAGACTTTCTCTACGTCGACGCCCCTTTGCATCGATCTCGCTGATTCAGTCTCGCGCCACCTTGCAGCATGTGAGGTCAGGGTGCGCGGGCTGCCGGTGTTGATTCCGTACGTCGCACTATCCGGCTATCGACGTCCAGATCTTCCCGAAGGCTGTCCTGGCTACAGGTAAATTCGAGGCATAAAAAACCCGATGCTGTGGCCGGTTTGGCAAATCAGAACAAATCGTGTTAACAAGCCTTTCGCAGCGGTGCCGTCTTGGCGCCACCATGGAAGAGGGAATTTTGTAATGCTAGTGGACATCTACCGAGATGAAGCGCTTGACCGGATTCTGATCGTGGAAGACGGAAAAGAGATCCCACGAATTTCGGGCGAAGGTTCAAAGTTCTTGAAGGGTTTGGCGTTCCAGCGTCAAGTAGACTTTAAAGATCTGCCCGCAGGACTTCAGAGTGACAAGGTTATGCAGTCGCTCAAAGAGCGTGGTTTTTACGCCGCCCGGCAGACGGTGACCGTTACAGAGGTCGAAATTCAAGACTGATACGCAAACAAAAAACCCGGCGCGACGGCCGGGTTTTCAACTAAGTCATGGTCGATAACTGAAATGCTTCCGAAGGATCTCAAATAGCGACTCATATAGACCAGAGAAATCAGCATCTAAACCAGACCCTGACGCCTTGACTGTGAGGTTGTTATCGGGAGACGTCACCAAGTATCCGCCTTCCTCTTTCTTCATTCTCAAAAACGTGAAGACCGTTTTCTTCGGGTATGTGTTCACATCCCTATCAAGGGTCAGGCCGATAGAAAACTCAAGAAAAGCATCCTGCCCTGGAAGCTCGTGCAGCATCACATACTTGTAATCACCATTTACAACCTTGGCGATCCTCACATAAGGCGTCTCATTACGATCATCATCGAGGAATGTTTCGTTCGGAAGCTCTAGAAAGTCTGAAAATCCCTTGCGAATCACCCCAGCGGTGCCCTGTAAGTCGCGCCAGTACTCAGAGATCAGTTCTTCTTGCTTATTCTTAAGCTCTCTTAGCTGTAAAAAACGGGACATTGAAAAACCCTCCTATGGTTTGGAGGTATCACATTGCCACAGCCCGCGGACTCTCAAAACAAAAACCCGGCGCGTTGACCGGGTTCAGGGTTTCGTGTGCGTTTCGCGTTACTTGTGCACTATGGGAAAAGTACGCACAAAACGCCGTCATGTCAACATGATTATGCCGCCTCTTCTTCTTTTTCCGCGTGAATGACCTGCCAGAGTGGCTGTTGCGCCTGAATATCCACTTTCTTAATGACTTCTTTCAGGGATTCCCATAGGTCGAGCCAATCGCGCGTCCAGTTTTTCGGATCAATCGTCACGCCGAAGAAAGTCTTCATCTCGGCAGCTACTCGGGCCGGCCCCCACTCTGCCGCACCGACGACCTCGCCCTTGTACGATTGCAGAGCCAGGGTCACCAGGTACTGAGCCTTCACGCGCTTGGCCGAAGTAAGGTCTGGCAACTCGGCCTTGGCGGTTATCAGCAGTACCGCGTTCATAACGTGGCGCATGGTCATTGCCGGGTGATAGAGGTAGTGCCCGAACTGCTGCACCTGGAACGGAAGCGTGTCGATGGCGCGCAAGACCTTGCCGATGGTGGCCAGGTGCGCGGCGCGGGCGGTGGACCGACCAATCGGTGTGCGGCGCGTCTCGCTGATGCTGATCTTCTGCCGAACGATCTGGATGCGTTCCTCCTTGTCCTCCCCCAGCGCGGCAAACACAGCCTCATGACGGCGCATTCGGTTGCCGGTCTTCACCGGCGCCGATTCAGTCTTGTCGATGGCCACGGCACTGATCGACGCATTCGATTCGTGCTGAGCCTCAGTCCATACTTGTCTTGCGTTGATCAGCCTCATGCTGCTTCCCTCTTCAGTTCTCTGGTCTTCGCCCGATACTCGGCCTTGATGGTTTTCAGTTCTTCGATCGTGTAGCGCTTGGACTCATGCGGCCCTTCCAGCCAATCCACCTTGTCAGCGCCGATGCGCTTCACCAGCTCGATGCGGTAATTCACGATGTCGCCGGATTTGTGGTTGTTGCACGGCGCGCACTGCTTCCAGACATTGAGCGGCTCGAAGCGCAGCTCAGGGTTCGCTCCCACAGTGCGGTAATGACCGGCATGGTATTGGCCTTCGTGGTGACGGCCGCAGCTCACGCACGGCAGCGCGGCGTCACGCAGGCGAATCCATTCGTTGAACACAACCTGTGTTTCCCACATGTGATCGGCCCGGCTCTTGAGTTTCTCTTTGCGGGCCCTGATCTCTTTGCGCTCGACCTGGGCCAGTGACTTGCGGGCCTTCTCCTGGTTCACGTCCTTGATGGCCAGGCCGCAGGTCCAGCTGCACACCTTTTGTGCAGTGGAGAATGACGGATTGAAACTCACGCCGCAGGCCGGGTTCTTGCACTTCTTCGCCTTTACTTCCTTGAGGGCGACTCTCATGCGTAACTCCCCAACTGATCGGCAGCAGAAAGCGCGTCAGCTTCATTCTCAAAGTACGCAGACAACACCAATCGCCAGCAGGCGTTGAAGACGTCGCGGTAAAGCGGTTCGAAAGCTGTGTCGTCCATGTTTGCCCAACTGATCGACTTGGCCTCTTTGCGGATCCCTTCAGGCGTGTGCACTAAGTGGAAGTGTCCGGCCTCGATCGTCACCCACTCACGGAAGGCTTCGCGGCTCTTGTCTACTGCCGGGAAACGCTCAGCACGAGCCAACTCAAGACGAGTGATGTAAGCGGCGACCGCGTGCGACAGTTGCCCCGGCTTGCCGCTCTGCGCTTCGAAGAACTTGGCCAGCCCCTGAATGCCGCGCATCTCCTGACGCGGGATCAAGCCGCCGACCGGCTCCCAGTATTCCCAGGCAAGGTCGAGCATCGAGAAAAACTTCCCGTGGAACTTGCCGTTGCGCATGCGGGTGAACTTGCCATGAATGATCTGGCCTGCCTTCCACTTCTGGACGGTTTCTCGGTCAGCTTCGGTGGCCGGCACCAAGCCTTGGGCGGTGCGGATAAGTGCGAGCTCAGCCATGTGACGCCCTCCTCGATTCCAATTCCTCGACCTGCTTCAACAGCAGGGCCCGGCGATCCGCCAACACATTGGCCGCCTCGATCCGAATTTCGTCCTTCCTTTCAGCGGACGCCGCACGCATTTCCAGCATGGAAGCCTTCACACCCTGAATTCTTTCGCGCACCGCCGGTGTCGGCCGGGTCACTTCGCCGGTGATCAGGCCTGCCAGGGCGCGACCATCTTCGGTGACCGGCACCACGCTCAAGTCGGCCAGATAAAGCTGCCCGCGCTCCTGGGGAATGCGCTGCATCTGCACAGCCTTGGTAATCGCCGCGGTGCGCCGGTTCGCGTCAAACCCAACGGACACACGCCAGTTCACCGGTTTCACGTCGTCTCGGGCCTGGGCGACAAGTCGCTCGTAAGCGCTGATGAACGCCATGCGGGCGCCGATCTTGTCGTCGGCATCGAGGACAGGTTTTGCCGCCGCCAAGGCGAGCTGGATTTCATCGGTCAGCACCACGGTTTCAAACTCGTCGTTCGTGGTCATGGCGATCGCCCACGCCTCGTCTTTGCCCGGGCGGCCGTCTTCGGCCTGAATGCGTTGCAGGACTGCGGCCAGAGTCAGCTTGCCGGTCAGTTCTCGGCGGCACGCCTGAAGTGCCTTGCGGATATCGGCCGGGGTGAATACAGCCAAGTCATCTGCCATCAACTCCGCAGCCGTAGCGCTGATGGTCTGGCCGAGGGTTTCGGCGGTGGCGCAGATTGCGCCGGCGAGCTGTGCGCGTTCATCAGAGGAAAGCATTGCGCGGCCCTCCCTCACGGATGTTCCGGGCAGCTTCCTGCGCGGCGTTGATGTTGGCCTGGGTGTCTTCCTGCTGGCGTGCGGTGCGGCCGTTGATTTGGGTCTGGGTGACCCATTGGGTGTGATAGCTCTCAGCGTTGGCCAGCAGCTCGTTGAAGCTGTGGCACTTGCGGATCAGCTGGGCGTCGTTAATCCCGAGGTAGTACGCAGCGACGCTGTGGGCGACGTCGATGCCGAGGCGACCGATAAGCAAACCAACCTGCCCTCCCACCTTGGCGTTCCAGACTGGCCAAGCTCTGTAGCGCTTGCGGTAGGACATGGCGTAGTTCGCCCAAGTCTTGAATGTCTTGCAGGTCTGGTCTTTGGGGCCCGGCATGTCAGCGGGGATTTCAACCCGTGGAGCTTCGATACGGTCAACCACCAAGACCAATCCGCCGGACCGGTTCGGCTTGCCCGAGCCGTCCTGCAAATCCTGATTACTGGTTACCTGATTGGTACCCTGATTATTGGTACCCTGATTTGTCGGAGATTTTTCCGACCTTGGCTCGGATTTTTTTCCGACCTTGCTCGGAGATTTATCCGAGGTAGATCGGATTTTTTTCCGACCATCAAGAGCATCAGAGGTCGGATATTTTTCCGACCCATCCAGTTTACGGTTCCACTCCTTTGCCTTCTCGGTCAGGCGAATCAAGGTGATGCTCGACGTACTGGAAAGCTCGATCAAACCTGCGTCTCGCAAAGCTTTCAGTAGGCGGTAAGCGGTGTCGGGCTTATCAGTGAGCAACGGCAGTTCGTCAACGATCTTGGCCTTACTCAACGCGAAGTAGATCCCGGTATCCGTCTTGATTGGATTGGCCCAGCTCGGGCACTCGTAGACGAAAGCGAACAGCAGGGCTTGCTGAGAATTCAGCCCCCACTCCAACGCCTTCGCCTGATTGATCGTGACGGTGTATTGCATTTCAGGCCTTCCCGACCAGTGCTGCCAATTCGAGGAAGCGATCGACGTACCAATGAGGCTGCGTCTCGCGGGGGGATTGGGGGTTGATGAGGTTCTTGCCATAGGCCATGCCCTTATCAGTCACGCACCAGAAGTCGACCATCACCTGCTTGGAGTTCTTGCGCTGGAGCTGCTTGAGGAAACCCTTTGCAGCCAGCGCACGGTTGAAGGCTGCTGCGGTGCTGGCGATGCCGTGATCTTTGATCAGTGCGGTGACGGCTTTGGTCGGCATGGAACTACCGCCGGTGGCGTCTGGTGCGGCGTCGATGGCATAGCCAGGAAGGAACTGTGCGTCGAGGCCATTGTTCACGGCGATCTTGACCAGCATCATCATTTGGCTGGACGGCGCCGGCTTCAGTAGGCGCGTGAAGCACTCCATGATGGCGATCTCGCCAACGACCTTGGTGCCATTAAGCAGAACCTGATTGCGGGCGCCCTGCTGATGTTCGAGCTCACGCCAGCGGCGAATCACCTTCATGCGCATCGGCGCGCTGTAGCCGGTGAGGAGGCAGTCGGTGTGCTCGCGATCAAGCAGGTACTGCACCTGCTCCCGATTGCGGCCGTCCAGATAGATGTCCTCAAAACTGAGTGCATCTACTTTCAGGTCTTTAAGCATTGCCACAATATCGCGCTTCACGTTGTCGTGGCGCTTCCCAGTGACATTTGCGATCTCGCGGGAAGACATCGTGGTCCGCGACACGTTTTCAGAATTAACAAAACGTGTCGCGACATTGTTCGGGGTATTGCTTGAAATTGGTTGGCTCTGCATAATCGCCCCTCTCTAGTTTTGCGAATCAGCCGACCTTCTCCGTCGCCTTTTTTGTGTTTGAAATTTGAAGTGGTTACCCAAATAGTCCCGAGCTACCCGCCTTTTTTTGGTTTTTTTAAGCGGCACTCAAAAAAAAGTTTGTGCATGCACAAACCCTTCAAGCCGCCTTCACCGACGCATCCATCACATCCAGGCTCTGGCGAACATGGCTGATTTCTTGGCGGATCAGGGACTTCTCGAAAGTGCTGACGTGGTTATCGTCGAGCGCTTGGTGAACAGCGATGGTCAGATCGGCCACCTCTTTGCCTACATTGATCAATGACCTGGTCAGCGCTTGCGGCTCCGGTGCTGCCTTCGATACCAGGTCGAAACCGAATTCATTCGCCAGAGCTACCAAGGGGCGCATGTCGCCGGTGTGCAGCAAGATCCCGAACAAATGCTCCACGGTCAGGTGGTGAGCATCGTTGTCAGGGTTAGCGCGCTGAAGCAGACCGACGTGCGGAACGCCCATCTTTGCTGCCAGAGCCTTTGCCTCGTTATCCAGAACAGCGCACTGGCAGGCCCGCAGAAAATCTTCCATTCGTAAAACCTCAAATTTGTTTCCGTGGCGCCCTGCCAGTGGATGGGCGAGAATTTGCTCGGTGGATGGTTGACTGTGTTGCTAAGCGGCGGATTGGGACCGCTTCGTTCGCATGCACAGCTCACGCGCAGTAACTTTTCCACCGGTCAACTCTTCAGCCTTGAATGCCTTTTCGGCGCCCATCGGGTGAATCCCGGCCACCCAGTACGAAACTGCGGCCTGGGAAACGTCGAGCGCCAAAGCTGTTTTGGTTTGCCCGCCGAAGAAGTCGACGAGCCTTTCGATAGGGGTCATATGAGAGCCCTCCTGATAAGCCTGCTTATATTCTAAGTAGAAGGACACTTATTTGCAAGCCGATAAGGGAACTTATAAATTCCAGCGGATGAGCACACTCGCCGAAAGAATCAAATCCGCACGAAATCACGCCAAGCTGACGCAGAAGGCCCTCGCCTTAAAGGTGGGGGTCGAGCAGCCGGTGATTTCACAGCTGGAGACAGGAAAGAACCTTCAAAGCGCACACCTGCCAAAAATTGCACATGTGTGCGGGGTGAACGCTATTTGGCTATCCGAGAACATTGGGCCAATGACTGGCTCGAGCGCTGTCGACTCAAACGTAAGCGACGCTCGCCAACCCGTTGAATCCTATCGCTACCCGGTTATCAGCTGGGTCGCCGCCGGCGCCTGGGCTGAAGCTGTTGAGCCCTACCCTGCAGGATTCTCTGATCGATACGAGTTTTCCGAATACGACTCTAAGGGCGCCGCGTTTTGGCTTGAGGTCAAAGGTGACTCAATGACCTCACCTGTCGGCCAAAGCGTTACAGAAGGCACGCTGATCCTGGTGGACACCGAGGCTGAAGCAACACCCGGAAAGCTGGTGATCGCCAAGCTGCCAGACAGCAATGAGGCGACATTCAAGAAGCTGGTCAACGATGGTGGAAAACTTTTCCTGAAGCCGCTGAATCCAGCCTGGCGAATCGAACCGTTCAATGAGGACTGTCGGATCGTTGGTGTTGTAGTTCGCGCTCTGCAGAAGTTTTAAGGTGATAGTCCAACAGCAGATTTTGATTCTGGGACATGTGTTCTGGTGGGCGATGCATTCGCGTTGAAGGAATGATATTTCAAATGGAAGTGAAGATGCGCATGCCAAAGACTGCTGGCCTCTTGCTGGCGGCACTCCTTTCTGGCTGCAGCAGCGCACCTAAGGAAAAAACGGAATTCGAGAAGCAAATTGACTCGGCGCCGATGCCCACCACTGAGGCTGATCGGCTGGAGCAATGCAAAAATCTCAGCGATCTGCTTTTTTTTGAAATGCGGGATGTTGCCGGCGTGAACGGGTTTTCTGCTGCTTTCAAGCCTTTTGACCCTTCGAAATCCCTAGCACTTAGCCGGCGTATGGATTCGATACGCTGCACCAAAGCAGAAAGACGGAATTGGCTCCAACGTGCAGTCTTAGCAAAATAGATCAAATACACGCTCTGTCGGATGCCGCTCCTCGATGCCAGGGCGGATTGCAGATGACCAGGCTATCCGAGACAAAATACTCGATCGCGTATTCTGATCAATATCCCAGCGTCGGGCTGTTTCATTCTGCCTTGCACCCCGGCGGACGCCATCTACACTGACGATAGCTGATGGATCAGCCCCCTTCGACAGAGAGCCCGCCACGTGCGGGCTTTTTGTTGTCTACACGCCCAATGCCCTGTTGGAGGAATGAACCATGGCCCACCCAAAACTGTTTCCCGCCGTGCTAGCCAGCCTTCAACTGAATCAGATGATGATCGGCGAAGCCTTCGAAGAGATTGCGGCCTGGATGGAAAAGGAAGGCGCAACAGAGACAGCACAGAAGCTTAGGGTTCGTGTTGGCGATCTGAGATTCAACGCGGAAACCATGGATAAAGCGATTATTGAGCTGCTCAAGACGGATGAGAGCGTGCACTGAAAATTACATGAGCCCGCCCCACTCTGGGCTTTCTCCTTTCCCTCCTCCGCTGCTACGCTTTCAGCTCCCTCGAATGGAGTCGAAGCCATGCCTACCCCCGAATATTCTCTTCCTGATGTCCTTGAGCGCATGCATGAAAATCAAAACGCCCTAGAGGCTGCCATTATGGAGCTGACGTTGCTGGTTGAGAGCCAAGGAGCGATCGAGATCGGCGGTAATGTTCGTGGAGCGCTGGATACGATCCGTGAAAATGCGGGGCATATCAACCAGGGCTTGGCCAGGCTGAAGACTCAGAGATCGGACTGATCGAGGCGACTTCCTCCTGATATACGCAACAGAGTACGAGCCCGCTAAGCGCGGGCTTTTTTGTGTCCGGAGAAAAGGTGCGTGCCAGCCTCCTACTTCCGAACAAGATAGGACATGTCTCTTGCCAAAATATGGCAGCAGCAATACTGTATATATAACCAGTATTAGCAAGGAGCTTCCTATGTCAAAAATCGCGTCACCCGCATCACAGGCCAGAGACTCATATGAATTGGTTGGTCGGCGCATCCAGCGCCTGATAGCTGCGCCTGGCGTTCAAAAGGTGCAGGCCATAACCGTGACCAGGCTTGAAGCAGAACCCGCTGAAGCATGGCAGCAAGTCCTTCAGGAAATTGAAGAAACCAGCGGTGTACGCATGGAGCGCCTTGAGAGCGGCGCGGTAAGGATCGGGTGGCGAGAGTACTGCGAAGCCTGAAATGAGCCCGCCATTGAGCGGGCTTTTTATCGTCCACTCAAAAATATATAAGCATGCTTATTGACTGATAAAATAAGCTGGCTTATATTTAAGTCCAAGCCAAGACATCACGGGCCCAGCAGCGAAAGTCGCGCCGCTCTTTAGCGATACCGCCTCACCTTGCCGGATCACCACCGGCCCAGATCCAAAGGCAGCGATGAACCGGCCTTAACGGTTCAGAGGGTTGGCAACTGACCCGGGCGTGCAGCGTAAAGCGCCAAATCGAGTTATCCGGCGGACAGGGTCGCGGTCGGAGGAACAACAGAGTGCGAACTGGGCATGGTCCAGGTGGTATCCAAAGCGCACCGAAAAACGAGAAGGCCGGTGACCGACGCCAGTTGCGGGTCGCCGGCAGTACCAGAAGCTTTCACGTCAGCGCCTGTATCAGGCGCTTTCGGAAAACAACCGGAGTGCAGCTATCGGCGCTTACCTGAGCCGGGAGCGCCACCACTCACGAAGTGGACTTTGGCAAAAGGTGTTGATCGATCCAAGCCAGAAGGAAGATGAGTTTCGTCGAGGTCCTTAGTGCATGCTTTGCATAGGCTTGGCGGCCTTTCCCAGTCGGCACAAATTGAAAATTGTGAATTACAGCGCCAGCAGACTTTTCGAATCCATTTAGAAACTTGCTCCTGCATCGACGGCGTTGCCCCCTTGGGCTGCTGGACAGGCTTAGAAGTATTGGGCTTCTTACCAGCCTTTTTCGCCTCTCTTATAGCGGCCTTCGCAGCCTTGCGATTCAGTTTCTTTTTGCTGCGATCGAGGGCTATTTCGCGAAGCTCGAAGATCCTATTGAGCAAAGCAAATTCTCTTCTCAGCTGTAGCGTCACCCTATCCAGTTCGTGATCAGGCCTTGGGGCTTGGGAAGGCTCAGGCCTTCCATCCTGAGACGCCTGGTTTTGAAGGTCCTCACGTTTCTTGGCCGCGACACTGGCAAAGAATTTTTCAGATTCCTCGCTGAATCCTTGTCCTGGCACATGAGGGCTAGTGGCAACTTCCTGCTTTTCGCTGGATTCCGTGGCCATTTTTAACCGCTGATGTTTCTTGAGGATCTTGGCGTCCATATGGAGAAGCCCATTCCCTGGCTATACCGCGAGAGTAGCAATTAACCGAGATTAGCAGCGGCAAAGCGCCACCACCAGCCCAGACCGTCGCCAGTAGCGGGTCTGGGCTTCAATGAAGTCACGGGGCCGGCGCCCGCTCAATCTCGTCGTAATAGGACTGATAAACCTCAGACGATTTGCGACATTGCTCGAGATACTGCTTCAGCGTCATACCGAGCCGGGCAGATTCGGTATTGATAAATCGCTCAAGGAACTCGTCGCCACCACGCATTTTGGTTGTCTGCTGGAAGGCGGCCATCTGCGTGATGATTCCGCATCCACCGGAAAACTTCGCAGTGACGAGGAGCGCCAAGGCGCTTTCCCCGCCGTTCTCTACAGCCCTTGTGCTTGCTCCAAAAGCCAGCAGGGAGACGCAAAGAGCTAAGCGGATGATCAGGTCCATTGGCGTCTCCGAAATTAATTAAAACGACCAAAACGAGTGTAGCGGCAAGTTTTCAGGCCGCGAACATCACTCATCCCGCCCGACACCACCCGCATGCACTCCCCTCCGCGCCCAACGGCAACCAGCGGAACGGATGAGTGCAGCCGAGTTTTGTTGGATCAACATCCGCCACTCTGGAGGCGACCATGTCAGCACTACGCAAGGCTCAGTTCCAATACGACAACCTTCTTCCGCCTCCGGTGAGCCAAGACGACCTGGCAGAGATTCAATGGCTGGAAGAGAACGCGGAAAACCTGATGCGCGGCTTTGTCGTCAGCTGGGGTATCCGTGCAGATCGCGGTGAGGTGACCCAGGCCGAGTTTTACAAGGCTGTACAGGACCATGTGAATCAGCGCCAGATCGACGGCGAGGACAAGAAAGATGCCCTCGGCCAACTGGTGATCGCCGCCTTGGGTTACAGCACATCCAGCCTAATGATGGACATGGCCATCTACCTGCTCGGCTCCAAGACGGCACTGAAGAGTATCGCGCTTGAGCTTCTGAAGCCTCACGCGGCCAAGGCCGTTGCGTTTCAGGAGGAACAAGATCGACTTGAGCAGGAGTGCGGATTTTGAGCCCGCACATCCTGATCGATCAAGCCCTCGACGGCGTGGCCACACCCTTCGGCCAAGAGGACATCAGCTTGTTGGTCCAGGAGCTGATCACACGCCTGTTCACCGACGGTGCGATCACCTCTGACGAGTTCAACCATTACTGCAAGCGGCTGCGAAACATTTGCCAGCAGCGCAAGGAGGCATGATGACTACATCACCTGTCAAAACGCTGGTCGATGAACAGATCGAGGAGATCGAAGCGAAGCTGATCTTGCTCGGATTCGGCCTCCCCTTCAATGAAGTGATCGGTAAGCCGCGGGAAATGCGCGTGGCGAATCTTCCGCAGCGCCTAGCGGCGACGATGAAGGGCGGCCGGATCGCGGTGAGGGTTCGGCCATGAAACCAGTCTTCTGGCTGCTCACTGCCGGCCTGCTTGTGATGATGCTGGCCTACAACGTCACACGAGAAGCATCCGGAGTCTGCCAGCCACCGCAAGTCGCTCACAGGCTCTTCCAGTGACCAGCCGCCAGCGGGCGCGGCGCCTGCTGATCTGGCGCGGCTCGTTCCCCGCTATCACCGTCTTCGCGTTCCTGATGTTGCTCAGCGCGCTCGCTGATCGCGTAACCCAATAACCCCACACTTCAACGCTGCGTGCATCGCGGCAAGGAACCCGTATGTCCGCAGAGCGTAAACCCAGCCAAGTTGTGGAGGGTGTCGAGTCGAGCGTGGTCACCACAATCGATCAGCGCCGATCACCCAATGTCGTAACCGAGGTTGCAGCTCAATCTAACGATGCTGCCAGCATCATGGCCGTAATCATCCAGGTCGCCGCCAATCCGAATGTCGATGTCGGAAACATGGAGCGGCTGATGCAGATGCACGAGCGCCACGTCGACCGACAGGCTTCGGCAGCATTCAGCGTCGCAATGGTCAGCGCGCAGAAGCGAATCAAGCCCGTGACGCGCAACGCGCTCAACAAACACACCGCCAGCACCTACGCCAGACTCGAAGATATCGACCGAGCGATCAGCCCGATCTTCACCGAGGAAGGTTTTTCCCTGTCCTTCGGCACCGCCGATTCTCGTCTGCCTGGTCACCTTCGCGTCACCTGTGAATGCATGCACGCCGGCGGCCATACGAAGCTTTATCAGCTTGACCTTCCGATCGACGCCGCAGGCTCTGGCGGCAAGACAAACAAAACCGGTGTGCAAGCGAACGGCTCGACGATCAGCTACGGCCGGCGATACCTGACCCAGATGATTTTCAATGTCACCACGACCGATGACGACGATGACGGGAATTCGGGAGCTACTCCCACTGAGGTTTTACCACCAGAGCCTGAAGCCCTTCCCCCGTATCCACCCGAAAAGTTCACCGAGAACTTCCCAAAGTGGGTCGCCATGATTCTGAGCGGACAAAAAACAGCTGAACACATCGTCGTGATGCTCGGGCTTAAGGCATCTCTAACCGAGCACCAGAAAAAAACCATCCTCGCAATCATCGCACCATCACAAGAAGGAGACGCATCTTGAAAATTCATTCGGTAATCCAAGGCTCCGAAGCCTGGCATGCGCTCCGCGCCAACTACTTCACCGCCTCCGAGGCGCCGGCCATGATGGGCGCCTCGAAACAGATGAAGCGCACCGAGCTGCTTAGCGCCAAAAAGACCGGCCTCGACCGCGACGTATCGTGGTGGGTACAAAAATACCTGTTCGACAAAGGCCATGAAGCTGAAGCCCTGGCTCGGCCAATTCTGGAAGCGCGGATCGGCGAGGACCTTTTCCCCGTCGTGGGCACCGACGGCGACCTGCTCGCCTCGCTCGACGGCTGCACCATGCTCGGCGAAACACTGTTCGAGCACAAAATGTGGAACGAGCAGCTCGCCGCCGACGTACTGGCCGGCAACCTGGACCCGCACTACTACTGGCAGCTTGAGCAGCAACTGCTGGTGAGTGGCGCCGAGAAAGTGATCTTCGTTTGCTCCGATGGGACCGAAGACAATTTCGTGTCGATGGAATACACACCGGTGCCTGGCCGCGCCGCGACACTCATTGCCGGATGGAAACAGTTCCAAGCCGACTTGCTCGACTTCACGCCGGTCGAAGTCGTGCCAGAAGCCGTCGGAAAGACGCCGGACAGCCTGCCGGCGCTGCGTATCGAAGTCACCGGCATGGTAACCGCCAGCAACCTGGAGCAGTTCAAGGCTCACTCGCTGGCCGTCTTCGATTCAATCAACACCGTTCTGGAAACCGACCAGCACTTCGCTGACGCCGAGAAGACCGTCAAATGGTGTGGCGATGTCGAAGAGCGACTGGCAGCAGCCAAGCAGCATGCGCTGAGTCAGACCGAAAGCATCGACGCGCTTTTCCGCACTATCGATGAGATCAGCGCCGAGGCACGCAACAAACGCCTGATGCTCGACAAACTGGTCAAAGCCCGCAAGGTCAGCATCCGTGAAGACATCGTCATGGACGCAGCCAAGGCGCTACAGACGCATATCGACCAGATCAATACCTCGCTGGGTGGCAAGGCCCGCATGCCAGCGATACCGGCAGACTTCGCCGGCGCCATCAAGGGCAAAAAGTCCATCAGCAGTCTGCGTGATGCCGCCGATTCGGAACTGGCTCGCGCGAAGATCGCCGCCAGCCAGGTTGGCGACAGCATTCGAGCCAACTTGGCCAGCTATGACGAGCTCGCCGCAAACCATCCATTCTTGTTTAACGACCTCCAGCAACTGGTGCTGAAAGCGAACGATGATCTGGTCGCGCTGATCAAGGTCCGGATCTCGGAGCATCAGAAAGCCGAAAACGAAAAGGCCGAGGCCACTCGTAAACGCATCCGCGAAGAAGAGCTGCAGCGGATCGAAGACGAAGCAAAGGCGAAAGCACTTGCCGCGACCGTTGCCGAGCCTGCTCCCGTTGTGACACCTGCACCGGCGAAAGCAGCTCTAATCGTTCAGGCAGCCTCGAAGCCAGTTGCAGTGCAAGCCAGCCAGCCGGTAGCGATGCAGGCCGAAGTCTACGATCTCGAAGCGCTGATCAAGGCCGTGGCATACGGCCAAGCCCCGATATCGATGCTGGCGGTGGACTGGGAAAAGCTCGACGCACTTGTCACCGAGCAAGGCGCCAAGTTCAGCATGGCCGGCGTGAGGCTGGTGAAGGTGGCCGCATGAATACATCTAGAACCTTTACCCTTCAGCAGGAGCAGGCTCGGATCGATGCCGCCCGCGAGGCTTTCATAGCTCGCGGCAAGACCGTCCAGATTCTAGAGTCGTTTCAGTTCAAGCCGGCCCCGGCCAGGAAAGAAACGATCGACCCCGAAACAATCCTAAAGCGTCGCCCCAAGGCCATGAGCCGCGGCGAGCGGCAGGCGCTTCGAAAAATGGCGGACTCATTATGAGCAAGAGAAAGCCCCACAACCTCAAGGCGCGTATTGATCGTTCATGCCG